GCACCAGCTTCAACTTCGTCTGCACCAGCTTCAACTTCGTCTGCACCAGCTTCAACTTCGTCTGCGCCGCCGATAAGACCTGTTAAGTCATAATCGCCATCATCGTTGAAATCTAATCCAACATTTACTGAATCTGGGAAATCTCCTGCTCCAGCTTCTACACCTGCTTCTGCGTCTGCATCCAAGTCCATGTTAACATCCATTTCATCTTCTTCTAATTCTTTCATTAGACCAGCTGATAGAATGTTTTCAAGTCTAGGAGCAAATGCTTCTTGTAATGCAAGTTTTGCGTTTGCTAATGCCGTTTCTTTAACTGCCTTAGCATCAGCGATTGCTTGTTTTAGCAAATCTGATTTTGCCATACTTGTTCTCCTTAAATTTTGTTTTTTGGAAATAAGATTATTTGAAAATCTTAATAAGAATATAAAATTATGTAACGCTATATAAGATAGAATAGCGTATTCTACAAATAAATATAAGCAAAAATAAAAAACCAGTAAAAAAGCCCTAACTTTTTAGGCTAGGGCTTAAAATACTATAAAAAATTAATTAATCGCGATGTAAATCTTTAATCTTTTGAATGTATTGTGCGTCAATTAATTGTTTTCTACGTTTAACACTTGGCTTTGTAAAAGTTTTATTATCTTTAATTTTTTCTAAAACTCCTGCTGATTTTACTTTGCGTTTAAATATTTTCATTGCATGTGCAAAATCTTCTCGGCTTGTTCCTACTACATTAACTGCTGTAGCGTGACCTGGTACAATTGCTTTGTGTTGTTTTTGTTTTTTACTCATATATGTGTTATTAAATTTTTCTTAAAGGACGTTTGGTTTGCATTTCTGGTGATGGTAATTCTCGCGCCGGATTTGCTTCTCCACGAACTTTGAATTTAAACGCTGCTAATTCTAAACGTTGAGCAAAATAACCTTGAATGCGTTGTGCATCCTTTTCTGGATCATCACCTAATCGAAAATAGAAATAACCACTTTTACCATTTTTAGATAACGTACGTTTAATTATAGTAAATCCTTTCTTTTCTGCCCATTGTTTGATATCATCTGAAACAGACTGTGCCTGTGCTGGATCTTTAATTGCATATACAACCCCACCTTGATATTCATCAATACCATTAACCAATTTAGCTTCGTCTACTAATTTTTCATCAGCTGATTCAACTGATTCTGTTAGTCCGAAGAAATCTCTATACAATTTTTTAAACGTAGTCATCATACTTACCTTTAATATAAAAAATTAAATTATGATATCCAAATTAACGAACATCATAATATTTACTTAATCCTTCTCGGATATCTTCACACGCTGCTTCCATTCTGCGTTCGTGAATCATTACTTCATTTGCACTTTTTTGTAATTCTGTTAAAGATGCTTTTACAAATTTAGAACGACGAGATGCATCTATTTTATCAACGACATCATTTTCAGATTCGCTAATCATTCGATCTGCAACTTCTACCATTTTAGATATTTGTTCAACTGATTCTTTTAAACGTTCGCCTCGTGCGCGCAATGTTTCTGCTAATTCTGAGAATCTACTTAATCCATCAGCTAATGCTCTTTTTTCGTCTATAGATAACGGCGCCGGTTGTTCACCAAATACTGTTTGTTTTTTCTCATCTCTTTCGTACAATAAGTCACGTACTAGTTGTAATTTGCTTTTCATATTTTATATCCTACATTTACCATCTTCACATAAAATTGATGTAATAATACTATTTACACCACTATATTTATTTGTTGTTATATTTTTATTAGTTGATTCATTCATGCTCGTAGGCCGCATAAAAGCCCCATGAGTTGATGGATTGGAAACAAAGTCCCAACATATCAATTCAAAATCTTCTTGAACTTCTACTACACCTTCACTACGTAATTCTTTAACTGACCCCATTCCTCTACTAGAAATACCTAATGTAATTCCTGCTTTAAACAATGATTTCAATATGTTTCCAGATGGCGTATCTAGAATTTGTACTGCTCCACATAAATCATCACCTTTCCACCAAATTTTTAAAACATTGTGTGAAACATTGTTCAAGTTAACTACTGATGATTCTGGATGATCTAATTCGCCTAATGCTCTATGTTGATCAATATATTCGGTTTGATATCGTTTACATTCTCTTTCTAGAATATGTTTAGGATATATTCTACCATTTTGATTTTTAGCTCCAGCTCGTTGCAATACACCTTGCACAACAACTCCGCCAGGAATGCCATATGCAGCACCTGATTGCTCGGTTAATGTCCCGACAGGTTTAAATGGTATATATTCTACAATTAACTGCTTTGACATATTATTCTCCTAATGCTCTTACGCGTTCTGATATCTTAATTAATCGTTCAGATATTTTATTTAATGCTTTTGTTGTTGATGGCCCATAATGTGATGATGTAACTCCTGATTCTGTTTTCAAACGTGAATTATATTCTACCAATGTTTCTATTTCTCGAAGTTTCATTGCAATTTCTTGAATTGTTCGTTTTACTTTACTAGAAGGTTTATCATCTCCTTTTTTGAAATTGCGATATGATTCTATAAGTTGTTCATATTTTGCATCCATTGTCTCATATACGTTTTTATCTGTTTTATTTTTTACTCCTGACCAATCATATTCAACATGCATTTTTGATGATACATGTGCCGGCCGGTCTGAGTATCTGTTATATGATGATATTATTGGTTCTGTCGGATACTTGAATTTTGCATGTTGCCAATTTGCATCATCATCAGCAAAAGGAAATTTATCCATGTATTCTTCTTCACTAGATTCGGGACGTTGATATTCTCCAGGACGATATGACGGAGGAGTATTAATACCTTCTCGTACATTTTTAACCCGTTTCATTCCTAACACTTCAACCGTATCATCATCTGCATTTGCAAATGCATTTGGCGTCATATATGAACCTGCGGCTCCAGATGTTGAAATTTCGTCTAATTCTAAGTCTTCATTTGGTAAATGATTTACATGATTTGCAAGATCATCTATAATTTCATCAGTTTTATCAACAGCTTCAAATGCTTCTTCTATTTGTTGTAAGAATGATTTCATTTATGTATCTCATTTAATTCATCAACCAAATCCATGTATCGCATCAAGTTCAATATATGTGATTCTTTTAATTTTTTTATTGTTTCTACATTGCAAAGCATTTCTGATAATTTTTCTACTTTAATCTTAACAACTTTATCATCAATATTTTTAGCATGATTAGCTAATCTTGTTTTAATAGTAGGAATTATTTTTTGTACATATTCTCTAAGAGCTTCAGTATCATTAACGTGTGTAATATATTTATTTAACAATTGTTTTTGTGACTCTGATAATACATTTGAATATGTAGTATTAAATTTATCTACTAGCAATTTATATGTCAATAAACGAACGTCTTTGTCTTGTTTAGCAAACGATTCCATAACTACATCACGTTGTTCCGTAATTTTTGGTTTAGGTAATGCATGTTCTAATAAAACATTTTTACATTGCATTAATTGCTTTGGATTATCCGTTTCATCATATTCAAACAACAAATATATAGAAGCTAATTCTTTATAGTTATTAATATGTATTTTTGCCATATTTTCAAAAACAAAATTTTGTGAAATTTCTTTTACTAAATTGTATTTTTGACGATTTAAAACTGTTTGATTTAATTTTTTATGAGCATCTTTTACCGTACGCATATAATCTAATGCACGTGCTTCCGATTTATGTTGTTCTTTTATCAGGGCATTATATAATTGTAATTCTTTAGCTAATTCGGTATTTTTGCCAAAATATTTTTTAATAATATCAATTGTTATTGATTTATCCGACGTCAATGTTTCTGATGTTAGTTTGCGCACTAACATCTCAAAAAGAATGCCGGTATTTTTATACTTTGAATGTTTTAATTTTTTCATATCAATACGATACTTTTTTTAAATAAATATGTTATAAAATATTATTCTCATCTAATAATGTTCCTGCATCGGAATTTGGTTTCTCTCCCGGTGCCATTGATTCTAGAATGATATTCGATTCGGTTTTATTTTTTGATCTTTTCATTGTTTTTATAACATTCTCATGAGCTAAATCTAATTTGCGTTCTCTACGTGGATCCGGTAAAAAGGCTGACTTTTGATTTTCAGAATCAAATGCCTGATCAATTTCTTTTTTACCTGTTGGATCCCAACCAAATGCATTTTTGTGTTGTCCAAATTTAATTCCTTCTTTTGGACGACCTCCTTTGTCTTTGTCTTCAACATCATCTGAGCTCATATGCATTGATGCTAAATCGTGTGGCGTACCATATGATACTCCCGTAACCGCAGGATCATTTCCTTCTTGTTCTAATTGATTTTGACGAAAACGCAATTTTAAATCTTCAATAACATTAACACGTTCAGATAACCATTGTTCTTCTGACATATTGAATATGTATTCATAAATGTATTTATCTGAAACTAATTTTGAATCTTTCATGGATGTTGCTTCT